AACAAGCAGCGGAGAAAATTACAACATCACTACAGAAATAGGCTTGAGAGTTAATCAATATGCATTATGGGATGATGATTATCAAGGCACTGCTTTACAATTATTAACTACCAATTGGACAGCGGGAACAGCCTTAGACGCGAACGTATATCTTGATGGAACGCAACTTGCTACCACTGGAGGCAATAGCAGCGTAAACTTAAACACAGCTGCCCACAATACATCTTGGATTGCTCGAACATCATACAGTCCTAGCGACTATCTAACGGCTGTTTTCAGTGAAATGATTTTCTACGCCTCTAACAAATCAGGAACAGACCAAACATCCATCGAAGAAAATATTGGCGATTACTTCACCCAAAACACGCCACTGCTCGACACGTACAGCGGTGCAGCGGCTGCGTATTCATTGAGGCTTTTGGATTCAACGTACACGGGTGACGCGGTAGAGGTTTACAACGGGAGTTCATACGCGGATATCGGGTTCAATGTATTCGGTGAATTGGATACTGTCGCACTCGCAGCGCATTGCGGGTCGAATGACGGGTTTGTGTCAAAATGGTACGACCAGTCATCTAACTCAAACGACGCGGCGCAAACCACGACGGCGAACATGCCAAAGATTTACGACGGAAGCACGGGCGTGGTGACGAGGGGCGGTAAACCAAGCGTACTATTTACAGGGAGCACTCAAATCCTGCCGATTTCAAGCAGCTTTAGCAATAACACGTATTTGTATGTAGGGCAGCCTTTAAATAGATGTCAAGGGTTTGGCGATTTTAATAAATCAGTTAGAACCGATGGAATTGTTGGGTACAGAAATTTCGTATTCGAATGGGCTGGTGGGAATTTGTATGTATTGCACAATGGCACGGTGTACGACGCAACGAGCGGAGGTGGTATTTCAGTAAACCTTGCTTTCGATGTTGTTTTGTTCCGTCGTGGGTCAGTCGGCACACCAGCACCTGATGCAATAGGCTATGAAAATACGCAATATATTAGTGAAATCGTGTCCTATTCCACTTTAGAAAGCGATGCCAATCTTGTTGGTATTAGCAACAACGCGAATGCATTTTACTCAGTTTTCTGATGAACCAATACATAATCGTACTACCAACACCAACGCAGACAAGCGAACGGAGAGCGTACCAAATCACGCGCGAACTCTACAACATCTCTCGCCCCGTTTTGATACAGGCGGAAGGCGAAGCGGCTTTCACCGTCTTTGGAATTGTCGTACATCCTGACGGCGTACAAAACGCCTTGCAGGTGGATACGGATTATCTAATAAACGTACACCCTGCCGCAAACCTCGAACGCCTTGTTGCTTGCTTTCCTGAGCTGTCGAATGATGAGCGCTACAGCCTGAGCAGTTACGTTCAAGTCAATCAAAAGTTTCCTTTCGGGCATATCGTGCCAAGCGATACGACGATAAGAACACAGGAATACATGGAGGAAAACGGGTGGTTTCCTGAAACTCCTGAAGGTGAAATTTAAAAGCAGTAAATTGCACGCATGAAGGTAACCATACAAAAACCATACAACAAAAACGGCTGGAAATGGTCAGCGGGCAAAGTTGTAGACGTTTCCAATAAGTTTGCCGCAAAACTTAAAAAAGGCGGGTATTTAGATAAGCCCGAAAAAAAAGAATCAAAAAAAATTAAAGAGTAATGGCACAAACAACAGGCATAATTAACTCGTCAAGCATTCGGGTTTTTCTCGGAACTACAGACGACAGCGAGGTAGTAATCGACCACGTAACAGAGTGCAGCATTTCCATGACCACGGATATGCGAGATATCACTACAAAGACGAGCGCGGGATATCGTGAACTTTTGCCCGGTTTGAAGTCGGCCAGCATGAGCGTGAGCGGCCTTTTTGCAGAGGACGCTACGAACGGTTACAACCAACTCATAGACCACCAACTTGCAGGCGATAAGCTTTTTGTAATTTTTACAAATACGGGAGGTGGAGCAACTGCAAACGCAGGCGATGAGCAGTTTGATATTTCGGGTTATATTTCAAGCCTTGAGCAAACCGCAGGCGTAGAAGACAACGTTGGTTTTTCTATGACTATCGAAGTAACGGGCACAGTTGTACGTGAGGTGATTGCGTAATATCTTTGCCTTATGGTAGAGATAAAACTAGACGGTAAAACATTCCCAATACGTGCAACAATGCGCGCTTGGCGGAAGTTTGAAGATGCGACAGGTAAAAAGGTGGCAGACGTTGACAGCAACGACGTTACTTTGATTCCTGAGCTGGTTTATTATTTTGTGCAAGAGGGTTGCAAAAGCCAAGGCATGGCGTTCGAAATGGACGTTGATGATTTCTTTGGTATGATAGAAATATCAGATTTGCAAAAACTCAGCGAAGCCGTGGCCAAAGTCATGGGCGGAACACAAAAAAAAACAAAGGCCAAGGCAAGCCGTTGACATGGGATAAAATTGAGGAAATGGGGTTGGGCCAGTTGCGCCTAACCCCTTTTTTGCTTTATGGTTTGACGTTCGCAGAGTTTGGCAACGCTATGGCGGGGCACTACAAAGAAATCGAAGAACGGGAAAAAGCGGAATGGGAGCGCACGCGGTGGCTTGCAGCTATCACAATAAATCCACACGTAAAGAAAAGGATAACCCCAAAAGACTTGGCAACCTTCCCATGGGAGAAGAAAGAAAAGGCCGCCGATGGAATTGGTATCTTGCGACAGTTAGCAAAGTAAGAGCATGGCAAAATTAGGCGATTTAATTGTAAGGGTTGGCGCGGATACGACGCCACTAAATACGGCACTTGGAAACGTTACCCGCACCATGCGGCAAAGCACGGGCAACATCCAAAAGTTAGGCCGTAATATGAGCATGGCGATAACTGCGCCACTGGTTGCTATAGCTGCAACCTCATTCCGTACTGCTGCAACCTTTGAGCAATCAATGGCCAAGGTTAAAGCCGTTTCGGGTGCAACCGCTGCCGAGTTTGAAAGCTTAGAAAATAACGCTAAAGAGTTAGGACGTACAACGCGATTCACAGCGAGCGAGGTAAGCGCCTTGCAGTTGGAATTCGCAAAGCTTGGTTTTTCCGCACAGGAAATTACAGAGGTAACAGAGGCCACGTTAAACCTTGCACAGGCGACAGGGTCAGACCTTGCACAAAGTGCCGAGGTAGCGGGTGCAACGCTGCGCGCGTTTGGTTTGGATGCATCAGAAACCAGCCGCGTCACCGATGTAATGGCCGCAAGCTTCAGCACGTCGGCGCTGGATATTGATAGTTTCCAAGACTCCATGAAATTCGTTGCGCCTGTTGCCAAGGCTGCGGGCGTTTCATTAGAGGAAGCCACGGCGATGCTTGGACAGCTTGCCAATAACGGTATCAAAGGCAGCACGGCGGGCACGTCACTGCGTAGGATATTGCAAGAGATTGCAGGCACGGGCCAACCGTTTGCCGAGGCTATGAAAAAGAGCGCCGACGAAGTTATAAACTTGGCCGATGCGAAGGATGAGGTAGGCCGCACGGCATCCAGTGCGTTTCTTGTTTTAAAGGAAGGCATGGGCGATGTGCAAGGACTAACGACAGAGCTACAAGGTGCGACAGGTGCGGCGGCGGCAATGGCCGCAATCATGGACGACACAGCCGAGGGCGCGATGAAGCGGATGCAGTCGGCAATCGAGGGGGCGCAGATAGAAATAGGCACGGCGCTTGCTCCTATCATGATAAAATTGGCGGGCATCGTTGCCGACTTAGCGCAGAAGTTTAGCACGATGAGCGACGGCGGGCAAGCCATGGTGTTTGCATTGTCTGCCGTGTTTGGTGCAATTGGCCCGGTGCTTGCATTGCTGCCAAGTTTTACAGCAGGATTAAAGGCGGCTAAACTTGCGTTTGCTTCATTAAATATGACAATGCGCGCCAACCCCTTTGGCATTGTTGCCACGGCTATTACTCTAGTTGTTACGGGCATCATAATGCTGACGGATGAAACCAAGAAAGCAGTAACGGCAGTAGACGCATTAACCGAGGCAAACAAGAATTTAACGCTTGAAGAACAGAAGCGAAATATCGAGGTGCAAATCGAGCAACAGAAAAAACTGGTTGCAGAATTAGAGGCCGAGAAAGCCGCAAAAGATAAGATTGCCGAAAAGTTTGGCGGCAAAGCAATTAAGGAACAGAAGGAAGCAAACGCAGCCTTTGCCACAGCCAACAGCGAGTTGGCTACGATGAGCACAATGCTGGACGAGGTGAATAAAAAGCTCAATGAGAAAACGCCAAAACCTGTTGAGGATTTAAGCGCAGCAACTGACAAAGCTGCAAACGCATTCAAGCGCCTCACGCCATTGGTAAGCAAGGCACTCAAGCCGTTACAAACGAAAGAACTGCAACAAAACATACTCGGAGGCATAAAACAAATTGGCCCAACTGTACAGGAACAAATGCAAATTGCACAGGAAAGCCTAAATCAAAGTCAGCAGGCAATGCGCGGTTTTTCCATGCAAATGGCTAGCGGTTTGGAAGGCATTTTTACAGGGCTGTTACAAGGTACGTTGAACTTTAGGCAAATGATGGGAGACGCTCTAAAAAGCGTGTTAGCCCGGGCCGTGGCTTTGCTTGCCGTGTTTGGTATTTTAACAGCTCTTACGGGGGGTGTTGGAGGTGCGTTTTTTGAATCGGTCGGAGGACTAAAAAACTTTATGAGCGCAGGTTTCAATTTGCCAACCGGGGTGTTTGCCGACGGCGGTATAGTTTCAGGCCCCACGCTTGGCCTTGTAGGTGAATACCCCGGCGCGAAAACTAATCCCGAGGTAATTGCACCGCTGGACAAATTAAGGAGCATGATAGGCGGCCAGCACGTACAAGTAACGGGCAAAATTTCAGGCCGTGACATATTGTTAACGAGTGAACGAAATGCAATCGACCGTAACCGAGTAAGAGGATTTTGAGCCATGGACCCGATACGACTATACGCAGACTTTAAAGACGATAACGGCCTTGAGTATCGTTTAAACATTCACCAAGCAGGCTGGCAAGTATCGCCGTTTGAGTTTAATCTTGGCGCCGATGGCTTCACGCTGCAATACAGCGGCGACAATGAAAACCGAATGCAGCCAATCATAGGCAGTGAACTTACCTTCACGCTTATTGAGAACGCCCAACAGCACACCAATTTTATCGGGCAGTTAGCAAATTCTGAGGATGCAGAATTTACGGTGTCAGTTTGGAAGGGTTGGCAGGTTACGAATGAATTGTTTTGGACGGGTGTACTTCTGTCTGAGCAGATAAGCCTGATGGATGAAGCTTATCCGATACAAAACACGTTTAACGCGGTGGATGAATTGGGCAACCTTGCCAATACATTGTACACGAACGACGGCACGGCATACACAGGCCGCGACAATATAGCGCAGCATATTTACAAATGCCTACTTAAAACGCGGGCGCTCCATGTGTACAGCAGCACAGATGTCTTATTCAAATACGCCAACAATTTTTTCCCTACAACAGATTTTCAGAGCACGAACGCGCTAATAGAGTCAGAGGTAAACCACTCAGCTTTTTACAATCAGAATGATAACGGCACACCTGAGTTTTTTGATACGTTCAAAGTGCTGCAAGATTTGGCAATCACATTTAACAGCCGCGTGTTTTTTGCTGAAGGCGTGTTTTACTTCATACCAATTGGCGCGGTTACGGACAGTACGTATTTATCTTTTTACAGCGTCACCAAAGGCGGCACAGTAAGCGCAAGCGCCACGACGGTAGATGTAAACTTAGAAGTTGGAGAAGACGTTATAAAGCTTGCAGGTGGCTCGACTACTTTTTTGCCGCCATTGCAGAAGGTCCAACGAATTTGGGAAACAAACGCAAATTTTCCCGTGTTGTTTCAGTTCGCACAGTTCTTAAATTCTCAGGGGCTTTACAGCGAATTGATTGGCACTGAAATAACTGACGATGATTTAGTTTATGAATCGGACACAGTTCTGCGTTTGCAGCTACAATATAGACACAGCTATCCCGGCGGCGGAACGTTTCCAATTGGTGAGGATATATTAGGCCGTTTAGTTTTACGATTGCGCATTCAGTGCGGAACGCTTTTCTTAGCAAATTCTGTTACTTTTGGTCCTGATACTACGGAATATGGAAACTATCAAAGCAGCGTAAGTATTGACAACATGAATATCAGTGGCCCTGCATGGGCTGCAAGTGGTTACTTTTATATTCCTTTGACTCCTGACCCAATGTACTTTGACAGAAACACGGGTCAAGTGCATTTGGAACAAAGCTTTTACAGCAATGTCCTAGAAGTGCCGGGAGGTCAGCAAAATTTATTAGTTGATTTACCTGTTTTACCTTCGGAGCAAACTGGTTTAAGTGTGACGGCTACGGTCATGGCAAACGACCACGCAGGCGCACCAATTACAGATATTAACGGCTCGACAGCCTACGGCAAGCTTTCCAATATTGCCGTGTATGCCATGACTGGAGAGGCGACCAACGGCGACGAAGTAATATACGAGGCCAACACAGGAAACAGCGGCCAACTAATTGTTGAGCAGCCAAGCGTCCAGATTGGTTCAGGCACGTTTGATAATCATAAAAACATTTATGATAATATCGGAGACGGTGAGGTGATAAACGAGTGGAGTGGGATACTATACCCGCAAGCAGATACGTCAATACATTCGCTTGGAGTGCAGGAAATTATAGCGGGCCAAAATAATAGCACGATGATTAAGCGCGGCGGCTATTATAAACGATTTGTCAGCCCGTTAAATACGTTAGAAATTGAAGGCGGTTTTTATTTGCCGTTTCAAACGTCTTTCATAGCGCGACCAATCGAAGGCGAATTTGAAGCGTGGCAGCTCGATGATAATGATGAGGATATTGTTGTGCCACAGCCTGAAGTAATTGACACGCACGACCCGCAGGACGACAGCGAACCCGTGTACAATATCCGCAACACCTTTGCGCCCGATGCTGGCAACATTGCACCGAATGTATTCCGCCGCTTGCTACAGCAGCCCGTGACGGCAGTAAATAACAGCGATGCATCTACCTACCAAGTAACGGCAGTTGATTATATGGTAATGAACACATGGACAGGAGCGAACGGCAGGAGCTTCATATATCTGCCAAGCGTAACAGGTAACGAAGGGCGCACGGTACAATTTCACAGCGACGAGACAATAAGCGCAAACAAGAACATACAGCTTGAACCGCATTCAAGCGATACGGGTGTAACTATTGACGGCGCAGGCGCTTATGCTTTCAACCGCTCTTATGACGGCATCACTATCTTGTGCCATAATTCGAATTGGTTTATTATACAGAAAAAAGAGAAGTGATGGAGTGGGAAATAGTAGCGATTGTGCTGCCTGTGGTAGCTGGTTTGATTGGTGTATGGGTAAACCTGAACAGCACGGTGGCACGCCTCAAAAGCCGCGTAATACAGTTGGAACTAGACAGCAACGAGATAAAGAGCGACATGAAAGAACTATTAGCCAGCGTCCACAAAATCGAGTTAATGATTGCAAAGCTGCAAAAATGATTTGGATTATCTTAGCAACCATAACCGTTAACGTCATATATAAGGCTCGCGAGTACGGAAGGGCAGACGTTGCGGATTTAATTATATTGGTAGCAGCCTGCTCAATTTTACTAACGTGAAATATTTCAATTATCATGAGTTTGACAGCCCCGACGCAATCGGCAGCGGTGAGCACATGATGGACGACGATTTTTTGCAGATGTTAGACCGCGCTCGCCACTTGGCGGGCGTTCCTTTTCGTGTCAACAGCGGTTACAGGACGAAGGAACACAACAAGAAAGTAGGAGGGAAACCCAACAGCGCCCACACGATGGGTTGCGCGGCTGATATACATTGCACAGATTCACGCGCACGGTGCTACATACTTGGCGCACTCCTCGAAGTTGGTTTTAATCGTGTAGGCATTTCAAAAACCTTTATCCACGTTGATAATAGTTACGACGCGAGCCATGACGAGGATGTAATTTGGCTTTATGAGTAAGGACATACGCCCACGAATCAACGCCCAGCAGATGCGTGCGCTGGACTACCTAAGAACAAAGGAGCGGCGTATTTTGGTTATAGGTGACTTACATTGTCCGTTTGAGCTTGACGGATATTTTGAGTTTTGTTTAGACACCTACGACCGCTTTAATTGTAATCAGGCTATATTCATTGGTGATATAATTGACAACCATTATTCTAGCTATCACGAAACAGACCCTAACGGGATGGGGGGAGGCTACGAACTCAAGCAAGCTATTAAGCACGTTGCTAAATGGGCTCAGGCTTTCCCCGTGGCTGATGTGATTATTGGCAACCATGACCGTATAATCATGCGCAAGGCGTTTAGCTCATCCGTCCCCAAGGAATGGATTAAGGACTACAACGACGTACTTGGCACGTCATGGAATTGGGTCGAGCGCATTGAGTACGACGCAGTACAATACTGCCACGGGGAAGGCGGCACAGCACGCACCAAGGCAAAGAACGATATGCAGTCAACCGTTCAAGGTCATATCCATACACAAGCCTACGTAGAATGGATGGTTGGAAACAACTCGAAGATTTTCGCCATGCAATGCGGTGCAGGATTAGACCGCCTTAGCTACTCAAGTGCATATGCAAAGAACTTTAAACGGCAGGCAATCGGATGCGGCGTGGTCATAGGTGGGCACACGGCAATAAATTGTTTAATGCCGCTGTAATACCTTGCACTAAATTTTTACATTATGGGTGAATTGATTCAGACTTATTGGGCCGAGATTGTTTTGGCTCTTATGGCATTCGTGAAGGTCATTGTAAACCTCACACCGACAGAAGCAGATAACAAAGTATTTGGATGGCTAGACACGCTAATAAGCGCAATCGTAAGCGACAGGCGAAAGGAACGCCGAGAAGCGCGAAAAAATGACTAACTTAGCCGAATAGGTTTGTTTCCTAGTTTGTTTGCAAGTTGATTAAAGAGGCTGCCCAACGGGGTGGCCTTTTTTTGTGCCCTAAAAAAAAATCAAAGTTTTTTACGCAAAAGTTTGCGTAACGAAAAAAGATTCGTATCATTGCACCATGAACAACGCACAAACAAACAACACCATGACAAACGCAGCTACTTTTACTCAACATCAAATTGACAACATCAAATTAGAATTGGCAACTACTGAGATGAACTCAGACAGATATTATACACTAAAAGAATGTTTAGTCCGATTTACCTTAATTCTTCAAGGACTCAAAAAATAACCCAACGCCCTGCCTTCGGGCGGGGCTTTATTTTTTTACCATAAACACAAACACCTACCATGACACATTTACAAAAAGCAATGCTGAAAGACATTCAAGAAGGCGAAAACGACGGCTTAGGAATGGGCTATAGCGAATTCGACGGCCAAGGTTTAACGCCTCAAGAAAAGGGCACGCTTGGCAGCTTAATTGCAGGCGGTTACGTTTACAACAGCGCCACAGGTTGGGAAGACAGTGATGCGATGTATTGCACAACGTCGAAAGCACCAAGATTAATAAAATAATTTAATGCCCTGCGGGGCTTTATTTTTTCACCATGTGGCGCGAAGGATACGACTACCCAGCAGACGACGAAGACGAAGGCCGTGACTTTTTTGAAGAGGCCGACGAACAACACGACAAATACCAAGACGAAAAACTAGACCAATGAACAAACCTATTTGCGTGCGCAGCAGCGTACAAGTAACAGCCCCGACGTCATTCAACCAATGGCAGCAAGACCTAGCCGAGGAACGCGAGTTTCTGCGCTTGATTGACAAAATGAAAATGCACCTAAAGCAAAACCGAGAACGATGAACAACACCGATGAACTGCGGGCGCTATCTGCAAAGTACGATATGCACCCGGACCACTTCCACAAAGACCCGCGCGGCTTTGTCATTATGACGCGCCGAGGCGTCGAGCATCTACAAGCCAAAATAAAGGCCACAGTGCGCTTTTCTACCGTCGCGGAATACTCAGACCCAAAGGAGGGGAGATATTGCATTAAAGCCTACGCAAAATGCGAAATTGGGCAAGTGGAGACGTATGGCGAAAGCAGCAAAGCAAATAATCGAAACGCTTACCCGATTGCCATGGCGGAAAAACGCGCTTTATCACGTGCCATTTTGAAGCTTGCAGGCTTTTACACTGCTGGCGTGTATGGCGAAGACGAAATTGATGAATAGCCTTGATGAGTTTTTTGATAGCGTAGACGCTGACAATGCCGATGAGGTCGAAAGCATGAAAGACTACGCATTACACCTGCTCAGCACGTCCACAATGAAAGACGATGATGACGGGTTAGAAGATGAAATAATAGACACAGACCCAACGCCAAGCCGCTGGCGTGAGATATTCGAGCGGCTACGATTAAACCAGTTGCGTGCAATCGACTTGCCCAACTGTTCACAAACTGAATTTACTAAATCATACAAAAAACATGGAATTGATTATTGAGGGAGTTATTAAGCGCGTTTGCAAACCGATGGAATTTGAAAGCGGCTTTCGAAAGTGTGAAGTACACGTTGAAATCCAAGATGGAAAATATCCGCAGACCTTGGCGCTGGAGTTTCTCAAAGACGACGTAGATGAAGCGGTAGCATTGCCTGAGGGCAAGACAATTAAAGCCCGGTGCAACGTACGTGGCAGCGAATGGCAAAAGGATGAAACATCGCCATTGATTGTATTTATGAGCCTAGTACCGTGGAAGTATGAAATCGTAGAAACTGGAGCGCAGCCAGCACCAACCCAACAACCTTCACAAGATGGCGGAAATTTCCCTTTCTGAGGTACGTTACACCGTTAGACTGCCAAAGCTAAATACGCGCGTAACGTTTGAGAACTACAGCAGCTTTGAAAGGTACGTTGATGACCTACGAACAAAACAAATAAGCCATGAAATCCGAATTGAATACAATGAAACTGAAAGCCTTTATAAACAGGCACTTTGAAGGGTTAGACCATTGCGCCGAAAAGTTGGGCGTATCTCGACGCACAGTGGAAAATTACATATACAGCAATCCCACCGGGATACTTAAACACAGCACCCAACTAATGCAGCTTGACGGCGTTGACCCGTTCGAACTGTTCGACGTAGTAGCTGAGAACGTGGAGCAAATCAACCAAAAACAAAAAGCATGAAAGACTACAGCGATTTTCGCGCAGACTTAGAGTATGGCGAGGAAGGTGAAAAGATTTTAGACGGCCTTCTGCATAATCAAAAAATCGAGGTAAAGCGTGACCGCATAGCACACAGAACAGGAAACTTCTATTTTGAATATGAAAGCCACGGCAAGCCGTCAGGGTTTAAAACAACAACCGCAGGCATTTGGGCGCTAATGACAGCCGATTGCAGTTTTACGTTACTTGTTGAAACGAATCGACTAATTGAGGCGCTCAGAAAATTTAAAGAACAATGCATAGCAACAGAACAAGACGCAGCCGAAACATGGGCCAAGCGTGGCGGTGATGCAAATACAAGCGTGGGCGTTCTAATTCCTGCCGATATTTTAATTCATCAGATTTTGAGCCACTGCCAAGACAGATGAAACGCAAAGGCATATACATCCCGCTGGAGTTGTGGAATCTTGGCGAGCTGCACCCAAACGAAAGGGTGTTGCTTGCTGAGGTTGCCAGCTTTGAGGACAAAAACAAACCATGCTTTGCAGGAAACGAACACTTTGCCCAACTGCTCAACGTATCAACGGCCACGGCACGGGGCTATATTTCCAAGCTTGTAAACGCTGGTTTTCTAGTCCGAGAGGGTGACAGATACAACAGACGACTGCGTAGATTAGCGCAAACGAGTGCGCAGAATAGCGCAGACGAGTGCGTAGATTCACGCAGACGAGTGCGTAAATCCGCGCAAACGAGTGCGCAGAATTCAGCACATACTATAACAACTACTATATCAACTACTAATACATCTACTAATAGTGCAAAAGTGTTGAATGTTGTTTTGCCGTTTCAATCGGAAAAATTTGAGGCGGCATGGAACGAATGGAAAGAGTACAAACAAACAGACCACAGATTCAAATACAAATCGCCCAAAAGCGAACAACGGGCACTAATCAAACTCCAAAATGAACACACTGAAGAAACAGACGCCATCGACGCAATTCATACAGCAATTGCAAACGGATGGAAAGGCTTGGTATTTAACTCACCCAAAGGCGGGAGAGCTAACAAGCGGCGAGCGGATAACCTTGAAAGAGACGTCAACCGCGAAAAGCTTGCAGAATTTGCAAGAACTGGACGTATCACGCCTGACGGTGGAAACGTGCTTTAAAGGCACGAATGTGCGCACGGCATTGGTATGCGACGAAGCACCAACACGGGCCGCGCTAATCGGTATGCTAGGCCGCTGCGTCAAGTTTATCGACGCGAACAAGACACTAACAGAACCCGAACACATTGCAATGACGGTGAATGAGCTTGTACAGCAGTTTCCAACGTTTACGCTTGAAGATTGGCGCCTGTGCCTGTACATGATGGCCAAAGAGAGCTTTGGACCGTACTACGAACGCCTAAAGTTGGCGCAGTTTGTCGATTGCTTTACCAAGTACGACCAACTGAAGCAGCCAGTAGTTCATACGATACGAGAGAACGAACGCAAAGAGGCCGAGCGGATGCAGCAGGAAGCCATGAGGCATTTACAGCCCGAATACGCCACTCAAATTAACCCTGTGGCATCAAGGGTACACCCAGCCGACTGGATGGCAGGAGAAGACCGCTTAACGTACACAGAGCGCGATGAGATGCAGAAACGACAGAAGCAAAGCAATGATTGAACTACACAACGTGGATTGCATGGAATACCTTGCAACGCTGAAAGACAATGCTTTTGAGTTGGCTATTGTTGACCCGCCTTATGGCTATGGCAGTGCAAAAACAGATATATTAAATTTTAGGCAAAAAGAGCAACATCGTGATTGGAATATAGCGCCAAAAGAAAATTACTTTGATGAACTTTTTAGAGTAAGCAAAAATCAAATCATATGGGGCGGAAATTATTTTTATTACTTGTGGAAATTTGGCGGCCGTTGCTTCATTTATTGGCATAAGGGAAATCCAGTAGAAAATTTTGCGGACGGTGAGTTGGCTTGGACTTCATTTGATGAAAATGCCAAGCAAATTGATTATCGATACTATGCACATTTTGAGGGAAAAAACAGTGCGCAAAAAAAAATCCACCCCACACAAAAACCCGTCAAGCTATACGAATGGCTTCTGATGAACTACGCAAAGGAGGGCGACCGAATATTAGACACGCACCTCGGTAGCGGTTCAATTGCCATTGCTTGCCACAACCTTGGTTTTGATTTGGTCGGCTGCGAATTAAATACCGACTACTTCAACGCGGCAAAGAAACGCCTCCAGCAGCACCAATCACAACTAAGAATACCAATGACATGACACCAATTGAGCAATTTTGGCTTGACCTGATGGACTCACGCCGCTACGCCATTACAGAAGTTTACGGCGCGGAATGTGCAAACCGTTACAGGCCGCACCACTTGGAAA